TTATAACTGTTTGGTCCATGTTTCAATATTAGTTTGTTTTTCTTGAAATTGTTGAATAAACGTTAAAACTTCTTGTAACCATTTTATAGAAGTTTGATTATTATAATTCGAAACATCCACGTTTTCGTTTACATTCAATTGTAAAACAGGTGTGTCGGTATTTTCAAACCAATTTTTATGAAAATCATGACATGTTTGTAAATATTCTAAAGTAATTGTCGATTCCCCATTTCGAGAACGTTCTTTTACACGTTCAAAGCAAGTTTCTGGAAGTGCGTCAATATGAATAATTCCGTCTAATTTGAAATTTCCTTCATATTCTTGAAAATATTTATCGTAAATAGTGTACATCAATTGATCCATTAATCCATCACGATGTAACATCTTAGCAAATATATGTTTGTCTGCTTCTAAAGAACGTTCACAAATAATACCCTTACAATTTGGATTTTCTCTTACAATACGCTTTAATTCTTGATATCGGGTTGTAAATGCCATTATCTGAAAAGCAAACGCATATTTTTTTGGGTCTTCATAAAAGTTTGCCAATACTGTTTTTCCATTTTCATCTACAATTGTGTCCCAAATATGAACAGGTTCTTTCAAGAATATCCATCCAGCTTCTTTTTGTAAAACATTCTCTAAATGTTCAATCAAAGTTGATTTTCCGGCCCCAATATTTCCTTCAAGTGAAATTAAAATAGGATTTCCCATATTATAATAAATAACGATTTTTATTATAATTATATAACGGAGTTCTTCAATTCAATTTTATTTAATTTAATTACCTTCTATTTTTGCGAGTTCCTTTTGAACGACGGCGACGGGTGTTCTTTGTCATTTTTTTCATACCACGCTTCATGGTTTTTCTAGTTTTTCTAGCAACACCTACGACAACATTACTCCCTTTATTGTATACTTTCTTTGCGTCAGTTAGTGCATCCTTAAATTTATAAGAAGCGCTTTTTTTGCGACCATCTTTAAATGTCTTTTTAACAGTATCCAACCAAGTACTCATTTATATAATACTACGAGATAAAAATGAACGTACATAAATTATAAATATTATTGTCGAATAAACACGACTGGAATCAAACGAAGTATATGTTTCCTTCTAAATCTTATAGTAAATTAATCTTTTTATATTTATATTATATAGAAATGAACTCAAGTTTATACAAAACGCAACTTATTACGTTTATCGTAATGACAATTATTGGTATGCTATTCAATCCTATGAATATTTTAGCATATCGATTTACAGACGTCTATATATCACAAACACTATTTTACGGTGGTTTATTAATGGCATCAAATATGATATGGGGTCACGAGATTATTCATTATTTATCCATGGGACATTTTAATATGTTAGTTTTCTCTGTAGGAATTATTTTATCTATTAGCATATCAATATTATTATTACGACAACAATTATTAGTTGACGATAACCAATGGTTGCGACGAATGATACCACACCATTCTACCGCATTAACTACTACTCATAAAATTTATAATCAAACAAATAATCCCAGAATCAAAGATTTGGCAAAAGAAATAATCGATACACAAGAAAAAGAAATACAATTAATGAAATCAATGTTATAGATAGGAAGTTGTAGTTTGATTGCGAATATTAATTATTTGATGAATTACTGTATCCACACTAATAATAATTGTAAACAATAAAATATTTGGTAGGGTTCTTTCTGATTTATTAACAGCAAACAAATACATTATGTATATCACTAATAATAACAATAGATTATGCATCAGACCCTCCCATTTTGACCATTCGTAAAAGTTTTTTAATGTTTGCAGCATTTATAATATATCTATATAAAATAATAATTCTTATTATAATTAATTAGTTAAATAAAATAATATGGAACCAATGACAAATAATTTAACAGTCGAATCTGTAAAAAACAAGAAAAAAGTTTCATTTGATACTAGTGTAAACGTCATACTTATCCCGGAAGCAAAAGAATATGAAGATCTGAAACACTTGTTATGGTACAATGACGAAGAAATGTATGAATTTTTAATTATAGAACGAGAATTTCAAAAACAAGAAAAAGAGCAACAACAAAACGAATTAAATAATATGCGCAATGAAGAAATATACACAATTATGTTAAGTTATTAAGCAAAGAATTTTGTAATTGTTTGCATTCCCGTTTGAGAATGTTGAATCTTTGTCAAGAACTTATCGAATAGCAAAGTTTTTACTTTTGCTGAACAATATTTTTCCTTCCTTTTCATAAACAATTCCATGTCACTTATTGTGTTTTCAAGATTGACCATGTCCTTTTTGAATGTTTTTATTGCCCCCGTTTTTTTCTGATAAGACCAAATATGTTCTAACGCTAGTCCAAACAATTGTTGTAATGGTTTCATCAATTGATTTGTAATATAATGACTATAATCAATGGTCAAATCATTTTGTACAATATATTCCGGTGTTTCGATCTTATTGCCCATTAATGCTTTTTTATCCTTGTTGACAACGAATACAAATTTCATACGATCGCCTGGTTTGGGACGATTTCCTGGATCTCGTTTTCCTATTTTTTCAGCAAGAACCCAATGACCAATCTGCATGGGATTTTTATAATCACTACGAAGTGCCTTCGTAATGGCTAATTTTTCCATTGGAACAGTACCTTCAATTAAATTGTTCAATGATTGATATAAATATTCAATCGCGTCTTGAATATTATCGCTTTTCATCAATATGTTCAAAATACCACCGTACGTATCTTTTAAATAATCGCATGAATCGCGACGTTTTAACGATAAACCCATATATTTCATATCGCCTTTATGGGGGTCTTCTTCATACAACATACCTACGTAACGCTTCTTTGAAAGCAAGATAAATGGCATGAGCGTTTTTTCATATTCTAAGCATTGAGGTGCTTTCAAGAATTGTGTACATAAGTTGGCGGCTTCTTGTGCTAATTCAATAGTTATTTCGAGTGCTTTTTGACCCCGTATTTTCTCACCGGTTTCAGGGTCTTCCAAATTAAATGTGAAGAATACGGAATCTGTATCACCATAAATATATTCAGCTCTACATTTCACCAAACCGTAATCTTTTGTTTTGCATACACGGTCCCCATATACCTCTTCAACCATACGTTTCGCATATATAATCATCATACGACCAGTGGCAGTAGTTGATGCCGCAACATCTTGTTCATAAAATGTGGATGTTCTAGCACCACATTGTCCATAAAGAGAGTTTGCTGTCACCTTGTAACCGAGTTGTCGCTTGTCCAAAATGTTCTGCATAAATGGATCGGGTTCTGTCTTAATTTTTTTACGTGTTGCTTTTCGCGCTTTCAACAATTCCTCCAAAATAGATGGCATAATAGATTTTTGATCATCTGGTAATTGTGCCCATCGACACATCTTTTTACCACTAATTACTTTTTCGGCGCGAGAAGTAGGCGTTTTGCGAGTGTATTTGTATGTGTCAAATTCAATGTCAATATATTCATAACCGGGCAAATTGTCGTAAATATAATTACCCTTTTTGTCTTTTTCACCGGTTTCTTTGATCAAGATTCCTGATAAATCATATTCTTTTGACCATACCTTGGAATCATGACTATAATTTTGACTAATCATGGAAGAGGGATAAAGCGACGCATAATCTACACAAGCAACTGGATTATCCATATACATTGAGCATTTGGGTGGCAACACAATTGCTCCTTCGTATCCATCCCCATTTGATGTTTTTTCCAAATCGGGCATCAATGTATCCTTCTCTCTACATTTCTTTGCCACATAACTTGTCAATTTAATACCTTGACCGCGAAATACTAAGAATGAAATAGGAACACTACAAATGCTCGACATCTCAACATATCCAGTTAATACGTCAATTTTTGACATCAAATGATGGACCAAGTTACAATCTTGAATACAATATTTCGCAACAATAGCGCGGTCAGAATCTGAACCATTTGCCAGACGGAAAATATCTTGTGGTGTTACATCGTCTTTTGCCATGCCCCATTTAATATTTTTCTTTGTCGATTCGTCTAATTGCGTTCCACCAATAACAATCACATTGAAGTTTTTGCCATTGTGCTCTTTATTTTCAATAATATCCAACACTTGGAATTTCTTCCCATTTTTATAATAATCGCTAGTGAAACTGCTCAATTCAATATGAAGATAATCGCCAACATGTAACCCCGCCAAATTATTGCTATATAAATCAGTAACTTCACCGTGAACATCATCTGAGCGATGATCCACATGCTTTACACTATCGCTAATATATTGACCGGCCACATCATCTAATTTATACGATGTTAAATTGAAATCGCGTCGAAAGTAAGTATACATATCAATTTGTAACCGTCCAGTTGTTTTATAAAATCGCAAATCATATTCACCGGTTGCCAAAACAATTTTGGTATTTTCAATCGACATTTTGTTCTGAGAATCGACTTTAGCACACATTTCATTCTTCACTCTCGATAGTTTCAAGAATTCCGACGCACAATTGTTCTCTTGTGCTCTACGAAACAGGAACTCGTAATCAAACCCAAATATATTATAACCTATGATGACATCGGGATCCTCCTTTTGAATTAATTTTTGCCAGTTTATCAAAACGTCCTCTTCTGTTTTGACACATTCAATTTGAGCTCCTTTAACATCAGTACATCCGCCTAATACCAAACAATGATTCAAATAGGGTTCCTTTTCTCCATATTTCAAGAAGGTTGAACCTATAAATGTCACTTTATCACCTTCCAAATTGGGGAAAAGTCTCAAAGGATGTCCCATTGGGACACTGTCGTCATCGTCGGGTTGAATCATGATATTCACCACCTTGATCTTGTCTTCACGTTCATATTTAGAACTTAGCAAAATGTCAATTAGTTTATACTTACTATCGGACTTTTTCAAAACGGTTTTCTTCGGTTTCATTTTATTCCAAATCGGAACAGAATCCATTTCTTGATTTTGTGCTCCATTGTCGCCACATGTTTCACTTACTGAATCCAGATGCTCTTTAATTGTTTCAAACGATTCTTCTATATCCAGTCCTTCTGCTGTTTTAAAGTTCATAATTTCGGTAATACATGTTGCCAATAATATTTTAGTAGACGACAACACTTGTTTTTTTGACATAGGAGATTTTGGATAAACTATATCCACATTTTCAAAACTGTCATATCCAAAAGCAGTTAAAATACACCTTTCCAATAATTTGTTCCCATTTTCACTGGTAATTTTTTGTGATGAATTTGCGCGACGCATAAAGACATCGACAATATTCATTGCCAATCTTTTATATGTTTTAATTGGCAGTGGAAAATCGCCGTGACTACTACTCGCCTCAATATCAAAACTACATATTTTGTAAGGAACAATGGTTTCTTTTTGAGGCATTGATTTAATATCATTACATTTACAAACATATTCATACTTACATGTGGTTGTTTTTACGGGTGGAGTAGAACAGAGTTTTGTGTTTACAAATATCCACCCCGAAGGACTCACATTATGAATATGAAAATATCGTAGCAAAGGCGGAATTGTGCTCTCGTATAATTCCAAATAGGTGTCGTTAAAGACATAATCTTTCCTTTTTCTATAATTTCCAGTTAATTTCTTTTCGGCTTCATCCAAATATGTGTACCATAAATTACGAACTCTGTTCAATGTAGTGGTATTTTCTAAAGTTAATTTAGCAAATTGATGACTATTACCACCACTGAACCCATATAATTTATGACGATCTACTAATTCAATTGATCGAATACTTTTGCTATGATATTTACCGACCTTTTGTTGAATATCTCTCTTCAATTCCTGTACATCATTTTCATCCCAATCGTCGCCAACTTTAATATAAAAGAAGGGTTTGTAATCATTTAAATACACACAGCAAGTTTCTCCTTTTTCATTAATTCCGAACATTTGAATGATGAAATTTTCTTGCTCATTCCATTTTGCTTGATCGTCACTATCTTCACTCATAGAGTCGTCATTTTTAAACAACTCACCTTTCCTGTTAAATATGTGAAAATCGACCAGGCGAAACGATTTTCCAACACGTTTGATGATAGTTTTCTTCATATTATGTATGTTAATTTATTTTTATTTAGTTTTTAATGAATAATTTAGTTGTTTCAATTTTATATAAGTCCATTATATAATGAAGCAATTGTTTTTATTCGGATGGACGGTATTATTATTTATTATCTGTTGCCCAGGAGTCATATTAGAACCATATAAATGTAAAACTATCGCCTTATTATTACATGGTATAATATTTACTGTTTTATATATAATTATGTATAATCACATGTCTACTTTAATTGAAGGATTAGAAACAGAAACTACAGATAAATTTGATGAAGTAAAAGAGAAATTGTTTAAGGAGTTGAAAAAAATAGAGAAAGACAAATTATCTATTCAAGAACAAGGTGAAAAAACGCAAGAAATTTTCGACAAATTATTTAGTAATTGGTCAGAAGATGATATTCAGACGTTTCAAACAAAATATGAAAAATATTTTAGAGAAAACTTTGAAATTGGCGACGATGAAAATATGGAATATCTATTAAACAACGCAACTCCTGAAAAGATTAAATTTATCGATTCCCTTTCCCAAAAACATCAAGATGCTTTAGAAAAAATATATAATTCCATGGACCAGGATAAAATAGATAAATTATTGAACTTAGAAAACGATAAATTCAATAAAGTATTGAGTGAAATTATCGAGAAACAATAATTACCATAAAACATATATAAAATCATATATGTTTTATTCTATAAATGAATAGTAGTTGTGTAAATTATTTGCCTGTACATGAAAATATACAAACAAAATTAGATGGGTTTCTGAAAAATAGAAAAATACCGCATTTATTGTTTCATGGTTCATGTGGTACAGGAAAGAAAACAATTGTATATGAATTTATTCACAAAATATATGACAATGATAAATACAAATTAAAGACGAATGTTATGTATGTAAATTGTGCGCACGGAAAAGGAATCAAATTTATACGAGAAGAGTTAAAATTTTTTGCCAAAACAAATGTACAATCAAATAAAGGCATTCAGTTCAAAACAATTGTATTATTTAATGCCGATAGTTTAACCATTGATGCTCAATCGGCAATGCGACGTTGTATTGAATCGTTCAGTCACAATACACGTTTTTTTATTATCGTAGAGAATAAACATAAATTATTAAATCCAATTTTATCTCGATTTTGTGAGATATATGTTCCTGACAATATTCAAGAAAATGGAAAGTCGCTTAATTTACATCAACATCATTTACAATCTATATATGGTATAAAACCTGATTCTTTCGAATGGGTTTCGCAAATAATTAACAAATTAGACAAAACACCTTATCAATGGGTTCAAATTGTGAATACAATTTATGAAAATGGATATTCCTGTATAGAGACGATTAATTGGATAAAACAAACCCATTTATTATCTGAAGTTCAAAAATACGATGTAATTATGTATTTTCATAAAATTAAGGCAGAATATAGAAATGAAAAATTGCTTATGTTTACTATATTTTTCTATTTAGACGCCTTCGTTTCAAAGTAGAAAAACAAATATAAATATTATGTAAAAATGGATGATTTTGTAATTTCCAATTTACAAGAATCGCGTAATGAATGGTGTAGTCGTTTAGTAAGTATTTTCACACCTTTGGTAGAAGAAGGATTGAAGTCTATCTTTGATGAATCGTGGAAAATTTGTGCCGATACTGACGAAATGGGAAAGTATTTAATGACTTTTCAGAATTTGATGTCCCGCATTCCAAAATGGAATGCTACTATTATTGAAGACGAGCGAAAACGAATCATTGAGCGTTCAGGATGTAATTATTTAGAAGATTTGATCACATGTGTCCATATCATTCAACTTAAAGTTCTTACTTGTATTCGTGTAGGAAATAAACAGAAGAAAATTGACATTGATATACCAAAACTTGACCCTTTTGTTCATAAAATCTATATTAATACTGCGCGTCGCGTATATAGTAACGTATACTTATTTGAGAAAAATATTAGTCCTCTTCAAATCCAAAAGAACGCGCGTGAATTAGAAATGATTATTCAAGAAGCAATTTTAACTACGATTCGCGAAAGTATTCCTACCGAAGCCATTATTCGCGCTTATATGGATGAAAGCGTGGAGCAAGAAGAGGAAGTCTTTATTGAAAATATGAAAGAACCCGAACTTGTCAAACCCGGGTCAAATGAAGACGAAAATATGGAAAGTGAATCCAAAGATTTTGAAGAAGAAAAGGAAGTTATTCCGGTAACACCAACGATTAAGAATATAGATGACGAAAAGGTTGTTACTACACTTACATTTAACGATATAGATTCTGCCTTGACATCAAATAATGAAGAAGAAGAAATAGAAGCGCCGAAAACACTAGAACGATTAGAAGATATTAGTGTATCAAGAGCACTCGAACGAAGAATGGAAGAAGAATCCGATTCAGATGATGATGATCGTATTCAAATCCATACAGACACCATGGATTTGACAGGATTTGATGTGTTAGACGAACCTCGAAAGAATATTGAAAGTGCTGATATATTTTTAGAGGCGGAAGAACTCCCTTAAATATTCCAGATCATGAAAAAATGAACTACTTCATGTGGGTCTAATTCATGTGGAGCAATTAAAAATCTGCTTGGTATATTCATAGAATCTATAATATTTTCTTTAATTGTAATTTTAGTATCATTATACGAATGAACAATATTATTTGAAATCCATTTACTATATATTAGTGAAAATAACGAAATCCATAATAAAAATGAGTCCATATTTATTATGTTGTAAAATCTTTAACTTTATTCAAAAAATCAATTCGTAAAAAAAAAAGGTAACAAAATCATCATACACATATATTTAGGAAGATGGACGATATGTTTATTGTTGCTATATTTATTACTGTTGCCTTTTGTTTGGCAAAATTCATAGAGGTAAAATATTTCCATGATGAAATGAAACCGTTGAAAGATGTTGTTCGCGATTGTGTCTTGGTATTGATGAGTTCGTTAGGCGGTTCTTTTTTATATTTTAATTTTCAAACGTACATTCGGGATTTTTTCAATGTAGTTACAGAAACAAAGGTATTAAATAATGCGACTACAGAAGTATTTACGGATACTCCCAGTTTTTAAACCATAATATAAATTTACCATTCCGAATCCCAGGAGTTGTCTGAATTAAAGTAATTTTTTAAGTACTCTTCCGAAATTACATCTTCTTTATTTTCTTCATTTTTATTTTCTTCATTTTTTTTATCAAGACGCTGTGAACGACTTTTCGATCTTGTTAGGGCAGGTTTTGTATAGTTAATCGGTTTTGGATTCGGATTCGGTTTCGGTTTCGGTTTCGGTTTCGGTTTAGAATGCGCGGTATTATAATTTTCTGTATACAAGAATGTGTATGTGTTTCCAGAAAGCATGGTTATATTAGTAAATTAATTGTATATTTCCAATAATTATAAACATCGAATCTTTTCAATTTTGTTTGATTGTATATCAAATAAAATTATTTATGAATATAACACGGTAAATCGTCTATAATTATATTTTTTTCCGACATTTCTTCTACTAAGAATTGATTAAAATAATCATATGTTAATTGTGCTTCTGGAGTATGTTGATGAACACTGCGAGCAATCATTTTATACAATTTAAAATTAGGATATCGTTCGTCACCATCACGTTTATATAATATATTTTTACCATTATCATCTAAACACCATCGTTTTATAGTTTGTTGTAGTTGATCTAACTCTTCATCCTTGTCGTCAATATCCATGACAAAATCGAACAGGGAAGATCCTAAACGGCATAAATCAAAACTATTGTTTGGTTCTAATCTTGGACGTTTTGAATTCATAAATGGTTCGCAATTATATTGCGTTGCCGCATCCCCATCTTTGGCAAAACTATCACTACAGAATGTTTTTCCTTGGAATTTAAAAATTGCTCGTCCAAAATCAATGATTTTGAATATTTTACCATATGTTGGCACTTTATAATGCTTTTTATCATAAGTATAATATAAAAATTCTTCGTTTGTTTCGACATACATAATATTGTTTGTATGTAAATCATTGTGTGTAAAAGAGAACATTTTTTGATAAATCATTAAAATCATTACTATTTGAAATAAAATACTAGCACCTATTTTTTCATCTACCTTTTCATTCGCAAACAAATCATCTAATGTTCCGTCGCATTTCTCCATACAGATCATTTGTACTGGGTAATTATGAATATACGCAAACAATTCTTCATCATCTTCGTCATCTTCGTCATCTTCATCTTCTTCATCTTCTTCATCTGTTGAAGATACACTATTTGTCTCACTTCCCTCTTCTGAACTATAATTCAATTCACTATTAGAATCGGACGACATACTTGTCATAGAAGAATTTTTAGATGATTTGCTGTAAATTGTTTCAATATCATCATCATTGTCTTGGACATTTTGTTCATCTAATACAGACAAGTCGTCAACTTCAATATCCAATGATTCATTGCCAATATCCAATTTTTCTTTATTCTTGCGTGAATTTCCAAGAAGAGGGAACAATTTGAATTGTGTATTCGTATTATCGTCTCCAATGTAAAATAATTTACCAATATTGTTATTAAAAAAAGAAGAATTTTGCATATATTCCAAATCATCGGCTATATCGACCCTAAATTTTTCTTGGATTCCTAAATAGGATCCATAGTAATCTATTCCATGGGGCATATTATGATGATTTAAAACAATACTTGTTAAAAAACAGAAAAATCCATCAATATAAGAAGCATTATGATGATTTAGTAATTTAGGATGACATTGATTTATATCACTTTCTAAAGAAGGGAGTGTTGTAATTCTAACATCGTCCACATCATATTTTCCGATCATATATCGATAAGGGTCCAAGAGAGGTGAAAATTTCATAAAAACTGCTTTTTCTACTGATATATTTTCATTTTCTTGGACATGTGTTAAATCCATGATATGAAATTTTTGGTTAAACGATATTGTCTCGAAATTGTTTTGATTCATTTCAAAAAATAATTTATGTAAAGGTTGATATTGTTGTAATTGTTTTATACTGTATGGATTATAATCATGAACTATATCATTATTTTCACTATATTGTTTTCCTAAAATAGATAAATCTAACGATGGATTTTTATTATAGTGAAGTTTGAATTTAGACATATAAGGTGTATTAATACAATTTTCAAGAAAAATAAACGTGAAAACGTCGTATTTATTTCACAAATTTAATGTCATAGTTTATTTATAACAGAAACAATGACATTAGAACTAAAAAAGTTTGACATGAGATGGATTACATTTAAACCCGATGAGAATAAAGGTCCTGTCATTGTTATGATAGGTCGAAGAGATACTGGTAAATCTTTCTTGGTTCGCGATTTATTATATCATCATCAAGATATTCCTATTGGAACGGTTATATCTGGAACAGAAGCTGGTAATGGTTTTTATGCTGCGCATGTGCCTAAATTGTTCATTCATGAAGAATATAACACTGTTTTGATTGAAAATGTATTGCGAAGACAAAAAGCAGTGTTAAAACAAATGAACAAAGATGTTGAATTGTATCGTAAATCAACTATTGATCCAAGAACATTTGTTATATTAGATGATTGTTTGTATGATCAATCGTGGACTCGCGATAAAATGATGCGATTGCTATTTATGAATGGTCGTCATTGGAAAGTAATGCTAATTATTACTATGCAATATCCTTTAGGCATACCCCCCAATTTGCGTACTAACATTGATTACGTATTTATTTTACGAGAACCATACATGACCAATCGAAAGCGCATTTGGGAAAATTATGCTTCTATGTTTCCAACATTGGAATCTTTCTCTTCTGTGATGGATCAAACAACTGAAAATTATGAATGTCTAGTGATCAATAACAACGCAAAATCCAATAAATTATATGATCAAATCTTCTGGTACAAAGCCGAAGGTCGTCCAGATTTCAAATTAGGGTCAAAAGAATTTTGGGATATTTCGAAAAATATGGGTTCTGATGATGAAGATGAAGCATATGATCCGTCTAAGGCAAAGAAACGCAATTCGGGTCAACAAGTCACCGTTAAAAAAACAACCAGTAAATGGTAAATAAATAATCATAATATACAAATTATGATTATACGAAACTATAGACTACTTAAGATTCCTTCTGTGATTCATTCGAAAATTCATCACTGATGCTTGCAGCACTCGATTCTTTAGCATTCTCGATTACCCCTTCTTCGTGTTTCTTGCGCCCCTCCTCATCGGCAACATCGCGACTCTCAAAATCAACGGTTTCCTTTACACCAATAAGATCACCGTCTTCTGTAATGGTTTGAGTTAGTTTATTTCCGGATTTCTCTGCTTTAGCAATATTCTCCTCAATCGCCTTTTGCTTAGTCTCTTTGACACGCTTGTCAAACTCTTCTTTTGCCTTCTTCTCGTTGAGCATCTTTTCCTGGTGAAGTTTATTCAACTCCTCCTCCATGAACTCGACACGACCAGTCTTGTAAGCATTAGGATCCCAAGGCAACCATACGCCAACAGGAGCAACGAAAATATCGTGATTTGGATCTTTCTCACGCAACTTCTTACAAAATTGCTCGGCCTCTTCTTGAGAGGGGAAATTACCACGACTCTTTAGACCCCTAACAGAAGTCTGGAACGCATGATCGCGCTGGAACTGCTCCGTAAGTTTATCCTCGTTATTATCCAAAAAGTTCTGGTAATCATCAGATACACCATTCTTCTGTAATGTATCTTGCTCTTCTTTACAAAATTCATTATAATCTTTGAACACCGTTTCCACATTCAAATTATATTTATAAGAAATAAAATTGATAAAATCGCCGAACTTGTTCATTGATTTAGTAAAATCCCATTGCTCTACAAATTTATTAAAAAGAAAAGTCTCACGTTTTTCCAAAATACTATCAGGTGACAAAAAAGAAATACATGTGAATTTTTGACCAGCAATTCCGGCATCTTCATCCAACACATCTACATACTTAGGATTAGGGTTTCCGTTGGAAAGGGTTTTTCGTTCAAATGCGACTGACTCACTCATTTAGCAATTATATAATTAATATATGATTTAGTTGTTTAAGTTATTTTTCATATTATCTATAATTATGAAAACATTTTTTTCGGGGTCTATATTATATAATTAATGGACGGAATTTTTGACTTTAGCGAACTCATTAAACGCGCACTCAAATACCTAATCGAAGGTTTCATGGTTGCTATCGCAGCCTATGCCATTCCTAAGCAATCTCTTAAGATGGAAGAGGTGATGATCATTGCTCTCACAGCAGCAGCAACATTTGCTGTATTGGACGTATTTGTTCCTACCATGGCTTCCTCTGCTCGTGGTGGTGCCGGATTCGGTATTGGTGCCAATCTGGTCGGATTTCCCGGGGGTCTATAAATAACATAGTTTTGTAACATAATTCGCTATTTTTATAGTGAATTATATAATTTGAATCATTGGAATTTTAATGTTTATATTCCATATTTTCCAATAATACAAGCGCACTGGTTACATGTAATACAATTAATTATTTTTTCTGTATTGAGTCTTATATCATGTAAATATAGATGGAACCAATTAGCGCTTATATATTTTTTTCATTATTATTATTTGGTCTCTTTATTTTGTCAAGGGAATCGAGAAAAAAAAATTTGTAAATCTTAATATCAAAACTTATTATAATGGAAATATTAAGTTTTGGACTTTTGATTATTATCATGTTGGTTTGGACATTGGCGTTTGTAAGTATTTCAACATTAAAACGAAATAATCGTTACATGTGATTTATATTATTTTTCATTTTTTATGTTGATAGTATAATCATCAGAACATTTGTAAATCTTAATATCAAAACTTATTATAATGGAAATATTAAGTTTTGGATTGTTTATAGTTATTATGCTTGGTTTAACTATGGTATTTGTAAGTATTTCTAAATCAAAACGTAAAAAATGGTAATTGTATTGTTTTTTTATCATACGAATGAATCATAACTTATAATTGACTTGATAGTATTCATTACAAGGATAACAATACTTATGCTGTGCGTCGAAACGATACAAATTAACATCACAATTCGAACAGTAATATATGGCACATGTTGCGCAAGTTCGATTTGAATCGTATATTTGATATTTTCTACAACTAACACATAGTTTCAAATAATCCATTATATATTTCATCAAATATTCATCCATTATATATTATATACGTTTTTTTGCTTTTTTTGATGGTATATAATAATAATATGGGATATTTTTATTATATTATTTTTTCACTTCTAACAATTTCATTTTCTTATGCATAATACTCAAACAATCGTCCAATAACACTTTTGAACTTTGTTTTTGTAACATTTTTTCAAACAGTTCATTCTCTTGTTTTTGATATTTTACAAATGTGTCTTTATGCGCAAATACATGCTTAAATCTTGGACTACCTTGTACAAAATGATTACATAACGGCATCTTATTTTGTCGAACACACTCCTTTTTTAAATTCTTCATGTCACTTACATAATTCAAAACATCAACTGTTGTATGTGAATGAACAGCATCTTGTGGTATAGTACATAAAATATACGTAGAACTATTTTGATAAAACGATTGTCGCAACATTTTGGTTAATTCACATCGGCGATAAGGAATATGCGTTTTGTTTTCAACTAAAGAACGTATACATTCTTTTAACGCAAACAGACTTTGATTAATATCGCCATTTTCTCTAAATTGTTTGCGATCATTACAGATAGACTGTTTTGCTTTTTCACAACCTGCTAAATCTAATATACGTAAAAATCGATCTCCTAAATCAATAGTTATTTGTAAGTGAGAGCGCGATGAAGTAGAATTTTCACTCGAAACACCCACTTTTCTATTTTCGGAAATGATAGTTTGGATTTCTTGAATATCTGATTCTTGGTTCAAATCCTTTTGTTTCAAATTTTGTACAATAAATTGATTCTTAGAATCTTCACGTTGAAATACTTGTTTTTTTTCGTTCAAAATATCGTAACATTTGTTATTATAAATCTCAATAAACGAAATCTTCGCGTCTAATTTCATTTCCAACATATCGGACAATAAAGTATGTAAAAAACCTCGTTCTTTTGGTGAACCCAATATCGTGTGCGTTTTACCCGAACCGGTTTGTCCATACACGTAAAAAGTAACATTTTTCTTATATTTTAATACATTCATTAACATATCAATACCGAGTTCATTATATATATCCATGTTAATGCATTGGTCGTCAAATACTTTATCAAATCCATATTTATGCGTCATATTGTAATTTCCAGCATAACTTTTTTGCGGTTTTTGAACCATAATTTGATTTTCATATGTTTTTACGCAACTATCACTATTATTTCTTGTCAGATTCGGTTTAACTCTTGATAATATTTTAATTTTGGTCATCTTGAATTAGTTTTACATAATATGATTTCAAAATATTATCATTCAGAAAAGTAATCGTCAATTTCTTTATCTCTATAATGAGAGATATTTTTTTCATCAATAATCCACGCATAATATGTACATTGACTTATACGATAATGATATTCTTCAATATTTGTTGGTTTCCAGCGCAAAAACCGTTTGCCATTTTCATGTTCTATAAATTTGCGTTTTTTTAACAATACATCATAAACAATATTCCACGTTTCAAATGGTATTGGATTATATAGTAATGAATTCATAGTTCCTAGTACATTTTGTTCAGTACATTGTCCAAGAATCAATGGACCCAAGCGTTTCGTAATTAATTCAATAAATTCCGCATTCATTGCGTTTTATATTAACGTAAGAGAATTCTTTTTTCAAATAATGTGTAACATAACTACACATTAATTAACATTCAATATTCAATAAAATATACAATTTAAGAACACGCTTAATTGGAGTAAGCAACACCAGCCATGCCACTCATGACACGGAGCACATTGTAACTTGTGGCGTAAACACGGACCTTAGCAGTGGCAGTTCCACCAACAGTGGCACTGGAAAGAACAAGCTGAAGGGTAGCATTGTCAATACGGGAGAAGTTACAACTTCCAGAAGGTTGGTGCTCCTCAGGGCGAAGGGCGAAGGAGTACACGTTAATACCGGCATCAGGGGCGCGGGTATGGTGTTGGAAAGGTTGGACAACGTCGAAGTAAGAACCCTCACGCTCGGAGAAACGATCCTGACCGTTAAGTTGAAGCTTAGCAGTGACAACAGGGTTCTCACCCCAACAATGCATGTCAAGGGCAGTCTCAGAAAGAACGAATGTTCCGGCATCAGAGACGAATGAACCATCAATAACCTCACCAAGACCGGCATCACCAGAGGCAGCACCGAACACATTAGGAGAAGCACCCCACTGAGTAGGATCACCAGTCATACTCTCAGATGACAGAGCACCGGGATCCTGGAAAAGACCACCGGAAGTGATGAAAGCATTAGCACCGGAAGTCTCAGCAGGACCACCGAAAGCGTGGACGGCATTAGGAAGAGCATCGACGGCATCGGTATAGTTGAAAGGTTGGGCACCAAGAGTCTTGTAAAGGGTCTGACCACCCTCAAGGGAGGAACAGTAATCGACATTGGCATCAGGTTGGACAACCCAGATGAGTTCCTTACAAGGGTGGTTGAAATTCAACTTGATCTTGTTGGAAGAGGAACCGACAGATTCGTCACCGGTGAACTGAAGTTGCTCGATGAGGTACTCGTGAGGATTCTGTGCCATCTTTCTACGCTCGTCAGTGTCAAGGAAGACATAGTCGATGTAAAGGGAAGCAGCAACAAGGGATTGTTGGTAAGCAGTGGAAGAAGAAAGAGTTCCGGAAGTACCTTCAAGGGTCTTGACGGCCCATAGACACTCACCAATAGGACGGAAATCAATGTTGATCTTGACCTCGTGGTATTGAAGGGCAATCAAAGGAAGAGCAAGTCCGGGATTGCGGCAAAACCAGAAAAGAAGGGGGATGTAAAGAGTGGTCTCAGGAAGGGCCTTGCGAGGGGCACAGACCTGGGAAGGTCCACCAGCAGCAGCACAGGGACCACTGATGTCAGCAAAAGAAGGATCGGTGATGTAGGTAAGTTGGGTGGTATTACCGATCATCTTGAAATATCCGCGTTGTTGTTCGGCAGACATGGTAAGTTGGTTCCAGATGTGCATCCAGTCACCATATTGACGGTCAATACGCTGACCACCAATCTCTACCTCAACCTGGGCAATAAGTTGCTCTCCGGGGAAATCTAACCAGCGAGCATAAACACCACCGTCGGAGTTCATGGACTGGTTGATCTCAGGAAGAGTGACCTGAAGGTAAGTGCGGTAGCAAAGATCACCGTTTCTGCTGATAGTACAGGTGACACGGCGACCGAAATCGGCTTGACCAGAGAAAGTCTGTTCAATAGATTCCATAGCAAAGTTGGTATGGCGTCTGTAAGACACCTTCCAGAAGGTAATTTCGGGGGTTCCGGTAAGGAATACGTCTTGGGCGCCATAGGCGACGAGTTGCATGAGTGCTCCAGCCATCTTTTCTTATATACTCTTCTAATAGAAAATAATTTCGGATTTTAATTAAATTAAATCAAATTAAATTAATTATTATAAACCTACAGTTTTACCAAAATAATAACTTTGTTACTAGATTTAAGTTGTTTTTCGTTAAAAACTTAATTATTCATTTAAAATATAAAAAATGAATAAAAAATGTTTTGCTAAATACTTTTGGACAATTGGTTAATTCAAAACCACACCATAGCAGTGTTAAAATACAATGACCAAAATAATAATTCAAAAATATGTAACGATAATGAGTTGATATACAACCATAATATTTTGTAAAAATTATTTTAAGGTCTCAATATCGAAGTTAGACACTAAAAATTGTTCTAAATACTCCTCTTTAAATACTTCTTTTTTATTTTCATGTTTTTTTACAAAAGTATAATTATCATCGTCTTTTTGTACTTTCCAACCCTTTTCTAAAGCATTCATTACAAACACCATAATTTTCAATTGTTTTGAATTTATATTTTCGGGTTGATAATTTACATGTATATCGTTATTCATGGTTATATTGTTACATTATACTTAATTATCTTTATTTTTCCTAATTTTATTAGATGTGCTAGTATATTTGGGATCGTCGTCACGTTCTCGTTTATTAGATTTACCATCAGTTTCTTCTTCTGTGTCCATTGAGTCATCAGTTTCTTTTTCTGCGTCCATTGATTTATCAGTTTCTTCTTCTGCGTCCATTGATTTATCAGTTTCTTCTTCTGCGTCCATTGATTTATCAGTTTTTTCTTCTGTGTCCATTGATTTATCACTTTCTTCTTCTTCTGCATTAATATATTCATAAATTTCTTTTAAAGTCACATTAGGTTTTTCGACAATGGATTTCAATTCTAATAATTCATCATCATCTTCTGTAATACCCAAAAGGTCCTCTTGTATTTTATAAGAAGCGTTTAATTGACTTGTAATTTGTTTTATTGCTAATGTTATAGTTCCTATAACTTCTTTTATATTTTCGGTTTGATCTATAGTTTCCGTAACTTCTTCTATTACTTCTTTATCATATTCCTCTATGAAAAAAACATTTAATTGTTCCAGTAAATTTTTATTATTAATTATTGTTTCCAACACAGTAAATGGATGTGTATCATCAAAATCATCAAAATCGTCAGACTCATACTCTGTTGTCTCTGATTCTTTGATTTTTAATTCTTTGATTTTTGATAAAATAAATTGAATTGTATCATTTAATTCGCCACCCTCTTGTGGTACATTTATCGATGAATCTTTCATCAAAATAGAATAACCAATTATTGTTAGTGCTATTTCACATTGTTTTAAAATATGTGTTTTTCTAACATATGTATCTAAATCCATTTTGAATAATTTATCTCGTGAATTTGCTTCACGTACAACCTTATTTTGTTTCATAATTATAATTATATTTCTTACAATAGCGGAAATAGTGTATTTAGGGTCACTTCCTAATTTGTTACCGGGACCAGTAAATGGTGTATTTGAAGCGGTTGGTTGTGTTCCTCTTGTTAAAAGTGTCTCATTAATCATCCTTAATTCTTTTTGTAACTTTATTTTATTTATATCTGAAATATTTCCTTGGTATTTATTTAATTCACTACTAATAATCTTTGCTTGTTCTACCAATTTATTTTCCGGGAGGTTTTTTATTTTTTCTTCATATGTTTGGGTTTGTGTTTCAGTTAGTATATCCGAACCACCAACTACTTTTCGTTTTTTCTTTGTTTTACGCTTTTTCATCGTTTTTCTACGCCTTGTTCGTTTAATACGTCTTTTTCGATTTTTTATACCACCATACTTCTTTCCAATACGTAATTCTTTTGCGTGAGAACGTAAATTTCCTTTAGAAATAAAACCTTTGCCTTCTTTTTGTTTAAGTTTTTCTACCGTTAATTCTTCTTTATATTCTTCTTTATATTCTTCTTTGTCTTCGTCTGTGTCTTTTTCTATCGTATGAATTGCTGGAATCGTATAATCAATAGTGTGTGATTCTATTGTATCAAAAGTAGTATAATCTACAGTAGTTAGGAAATTGTCATGAGTTAATAATTGAACATTATAAGATGAACGACTATCAGTATCAAAGGTATTATTACTATTTAAACCTAGCGATACATATAAATAAGAGCTTAATCGTGGATTACATTTATCATATAATTTCTTTAAAATAATGGAAAAAATTGAAGTGAATGTTATATTTTTGGTAGTAGTTTCATTTAATTTAAAATCTTCAAAAACATAATCGCTTATATTTTCAGAAATAGTTACAAAATCGGGTAAGCATAGAACAACGCCTATCATTGTTTGTGACGACATCTTTGTAAGTTTACTACGCCACAATCTTTCATTTTGAGTTCCACTATATGGATTACATGAGTTGAATCGGTCCTTCGTAGAACTCTTTAATTTCAACTTGGACATCACATTATATATATTTTTGTATAAATCCTCACTATCATTATCAGAAATGATGGTTGAAATGTTTTCAAGACCGAATTCAACATTTTCAATAATACCATAATTAGTTATGTTATTTTGTAAAGTATTGACAATATTACTAACTTTATTCAAGTTTTCCGTTTCACTTTGTATAATATCATCAATTTTAGAAGCATCAAACTCGAGTGGTTTATACGCAGTTTCCCAAACACTATAACTAGTATCTGCTGCTATTAATGTGGTCATAAATGAAAATAAATTTTCACCAATATTAGTAACATACATATTGATAAACGAACGAGTAACAAATAATATCATCAATAGTGATTGATACACAATATCACTTTTGGCAACATTTGCGAGTTCATACGCACTGTCATGAAATAAATAACTATAAATTTTTTGAATATAATCCTGAATAATGCCCAAATAAGATTTTATTTTATCAATTTTTTCTTTGATTGTGTCATTTAAAGATTTTTCCTTTTCTAATTTTCCAATTCCGACTGACAAATAAGTGTATGCGTCTTTTTTCCGTTGAATAGATAATTGTATAGATTTCAATTTTTCTGAGGGTGTATTAACAGCATCTCTCAATTGTTTACTTAAAAATATGAGGGCCCCAGATTGATTTACAAAAATCACTATTGGTGCTCCATAATATATTGCTGACGCAACAGCTACACGATCATATGATAAAAACGCATGAATACCGTTACTTTGTTCAGAAGTAATTTGTACACCTTGCGGCGTATCTGTTGGAGTAAATAATTTATAAGATAAATTAGATCGGCACGCTGTAACTGCTTGACCATGATCACCAAATTTTTTTGTCATAATTTTTAATTTACCACTTTCTTTAATCAATTCACTATAAGAATAACTTAGAAATACACGAGAATCAAATGTACCGCGGTCTTTCGAAGCACTTAAATTAATAATTATATCTTGTTTAGGTAGTTCAGTTATTTTTTGCGCCTTATTCGAGTTTTTTTTGGTGCTGATATATATTTTATTATTATCATTTACCATAAAATTTACGTTTGCGGATTCAATAAAATCCTCGGTTTCACCTTTTGTATATAAGTTATTTTCCCTAGAGGGTAATTTTAATGTTTTAGCATATAATGTACAATCAAATCGGGTAAATAGTAATTGATTACGAAGAATAGTGCTGTCTTTGTGTTCGTCATCGTCATCGTCATCGTCATCGTCATCGTCATTGTCATCGTCATTGTCATCGTCATTGTCATCGTCATTGTCATCGTCATTGTCATCGTCATCGTCATTATCTTTAACAATCTTAGGATACAAAATTGCGGTTTCGTCATTATTAAACCCAACATCATTATAAGCATCAAATAATCCATAATAAGAGCGAGACGTTTTATCGGAAAACCCCTGTCTGACACCAGCACTTGAATAATAATGCGTCGAAGGACCAGGATCAAAAATGCCGGCCGCACTTTGAAGTGTAACAATTTTTGTTTCTTTTTTCCCTTCCGTTTGTTTCCATTTTTTTATATCATCTGCCCAATTTCCATACGCAACATCTCGTATAATAAAAATATCTTCGTTGATGCCGTGATCTTCAAAAAACCTTTGTATTTGTGAATTGTTTTTATCGTACACAATTGGAGGATCACAAACATTCTTTTCTTTTTCCGAATCACTACCCAATGGAATATGACCGACAACATAACGATTTGTTACAATATTTGCGTTGAATACTTGTTTGTTATCATCACCAATTACCCCATAATCCTTAATATATCCATCACAATTAGGTCTACACATCTTTATAAGTTTTGGTTGTAAATCTTTATTATTATCCCATGTATGTACGTTTAATAACATTCGAAATAAAAATATATCTTCGCTACTTGGTTGCCCGTCTTCATTTTTCAATAAACTATCAGTATCTAAAGAACCACTTCCTGCGACATCATTTAATTTATAGCAATTTAACCCATCAGGAATATGTTCTACAACAAATTTATCGATTTCTGTTTTGTCTAATTGTGGAATATTATGATGATCATGCCAAGCATCCATTTTTGCGATGCGACATAATTTTTCATATTTTCTTTCAAGACCTAGACTATCTACTTTATATAATTCACTATCTGGTGGACAATATGGATTTAAATCTAATACTATTTTTTTTTCAGATGACATTAATATATTATTATATAACAAAAAAATATCGAAAATCTAGGAAAAAATATCACTATATACTAATGAAAACTAGAAAAACAAAAAGAATATTTAGAAAGTTACGTTCAAAACGAGGAGGAGATAATTCAGTAACTAGAAAATTCAAGAGATTGAACGGTGCATTAAAATATGGATTACTTTATAATAGTCCATACATAAATAGAAAACCGAAGAGATTAGAATTAGCATTATCTCATTCAAGAAAAGTAAAAGATAACACAGAAAAGGGTTTATCAAAATATATGAAACTTAGAAGCGGAAAACAAGTAAAAAAACCGATAGGTGGTAAAAATAAAACAAAAAGAATGAAAAACATAATTACATAACAAAACACATAAATAATATTCGTTTTTAATTATATTGAAAATGAACAAAAAGACGACAACAATGAAACAAATGACTTCATTGGACGAAAAACATCAAGAAATGTTGAATAAATTTCACAATAATGAATACAAAACAGTTCCTAAATTAAAGAATGAAATAGTAATGCTAGAAAAAGAAAAATCAAATTATCAACGTAATCAAATCGATAAAATATTGGACATCGATGACCAAATTAAGGAGTTCAAACAAGAAATCAAAATGTTAAAGAGAGAAAAGAAACAATATTTACTAGATAATTCGAAATATATTTTTGATTATTTTGAGTCCAAGAAACAAATATCAAATGGAGATCAAAACCAAAATGTCAAGGTATTAAACTCCTTTTTTAAGGTCAAAAGTACTAATTCAGACCGAGAAAATCCAAATAATTATAGTCAATCCAAAAAATTATACCAAGAATATTGGCGTAATGTCAATAATGAATTTACCAATCCACAAGATTATATTATGTCTTGCGATTTATGTAACATATGTGAGAGAGGAGAAATGGTCCCACAAGATGAAGAAGGAATTATGATTTGTAACAATGTTCAATGTGGACAATTTATCACATACATTGTTGATAGTTCGAAACCCAATAACAAAGATCCACCAAATGAAGTATCTTATACAGCATATATTCGACTGAATCATTTCAAGGAAATTTTGTCGCAATTCCAAGCAAAGGAAACTACGCAAATTCCCGAAGAAGTCATTGACAAAATTCGGGCGCGCATTAAGAAAGAACGTATCACAGACATGAAACAAATCAATTATGACAAAATGCGCGAAATATTACGCAAATTAGGATTAAATAAATATTTTGAACATATTCAATATATTAATTCTATATTTGGTGTAAAACCGCCCATTATGAATGAAGAATTACATGAGACGTTGTGTGTATTATTTATTGAAATTCAAAAACCTTGGGCTGTCCATTGTCCAGCAAATCGAACCAATTTTTTCAATTATACATATACATTATATCAATTGTGCATGTTATTAGACCAAACGCAATATTTGCCGTTCATACCTATGATGAAAGATCGCGAGAAACAGTTGGAACAAGATATGATTTGGAAAAAAGTTTGCGAAGATTTGGACTGGGAATTTTTCCCAACCGTTTAA